AAGCGCCTTCCTGTCCTTTATACGGTAATATATCCCATACTGGGTCAAAGCCCATCTTCTGGCCCAAAAAGAAAACCAGGTTAATCCCCGCGGCTATTAACACAGGTGTTTCCATGCTTAACTTATCATTCCAATAAATATATATAACGCAGAACCCCACGATTGCCAAGAATAAATTCATCGAAGTATGCAACATTATTGGTGCAAAAGTATGAATGAAGAGGTTAATCAAAACCACTCCAAGCAAGGCAAATATAATTTCCCGCAATTCTTTCGGCATATCTCGTTTAGGTTTATCCAATAAAGCTCCTGCGAATAAAGCAATTATCCCAGTACGGAAAAACTGGATATCAAACATATCCATTCCGATATTAGTCCCTACGGAGATAGGGGAAAATAAAACCAATAGTTGGAATATCCGGCTGACCATAAGTTAATAATCAAACACGATATTAGTCAAGACATCCGTATCAGTAGCGTGGATATAAATCCCTGAATCAAAATATGCTCCCGCGTTCCATGTCGGTGGATTTGATGTAGCTGCTGATATACTTAACTCAAATTCAATCCCAGTCGTTGCACCGTTTAATCCATTATAAATCATTACTGCATCCCCGATACTGGGTGCATACATTGATACAGATTTCACCCAACACGCCCCAGTATGGATTAACCCTGTGCCATATGTGGCAACAGTAGTTCCGCCCGCAGAGATTTTCCCGATACCATCGCCGACTTTACCATATAATGTTACTGGCTGCGCCTCTGGGTTGATTGCCTCTGTGGAAGCCGCATAACAATTCCCTGTCAGCGATAATACAATTACCGCCAATATTGCAAAATGTTTTTTCATATTCCCCTCCTTTAATAATTTAAACATCATCAATCGCTAACCAATCTACCGTGTATGAACCGCCGCCATTTGTATAAAAAGTAAAGCCCGTTGCTGATTTCGTGTCAATTGCCCATATTTCAGCGGAGGCTCCCGTTTTTGTGATTATTAAAGTATAATTTGTATCTCCAAAAGTCGTTCCGAAAGTAACTGTGCCGCCATTAGATAGGGAAGCCCGACCTCTCTGCATCAGAGCTACCCCTGTGCCGCCTTTATTTGTAGCCACGGTTTTTAGTGTTCCGTCGTCATTCAGGGCTACTGCTAGCCTTGTTTTTACATCCGCTACACTTCCCGCGGGGTCTGTCCCCAGCTCAGTTTCAAGAGCGGTAATTTCATCATAAGGAGAATTGAATAATGCCGCGACTAATTTTGTAACGCCATTTACTATTGCTGAGAATGTTTTTACTGCCGCCGGATAACTTGCCGCCATAAAAGCCTCCTAATATTGGGTAATGCTTGCCAAGGCTAATTCAAGTTTCTTAATTTTAGCCGCTGTTTCCGTGATTATATCACCTAACTGTATTTCTAAATTAAATCTGCCAGGGGTTTCGGATAATGAATAAGCTATTCTGTCTATCTGCGCGGAATACTGGCCGCCTACGAATACATCACTCCCACCATCAGCAGTCTCCCCGATGATTATATTGTCGCCATTAGCCGGATCAGATACAGCTGTCCCCCCTGTGCCGCCGACGGTAACATTAACAGGGATAGAGAATGAATTAGCGCTAACATAAGTTATAACATGTGTCCCATTGATACTCGGAGTAGACCCCGAATGCCCCGCGATAAGCACCGTTTGCCCCGTAAGATAACCGTGCGCCGTGGCCGTAATTACCGACGGGTTAGCAACAGAGCTTGAGGTAATATTTACAGAAGCCCCGATAATCGTCCCTGCGATATCGCCCTCCTGTGTTTTATCATATGTTGCGTCATAAAAAGTAACCAGCCCCATAGGCAGAGTATCTTCAAGCCGCAAATCGGTATTCTTAATCTGCGCGCGAATAGAAAAGTTTGGAGCAGAACGCTGTGTAAGTATCGCCCCCAGATATTGAGTCGCGACATTATCAGTTATAATTGAGGAATTGTTAACTATTTCCTCGGCCAAATAGTATAATGATTGGCTTTCCGTAGATTCAGCTGTTGTTTTATATTTTGCCCCCGCGACATCCCCCCCGACAAGATAGAGTTTATTTACCAGATTATCAAAACTCACCCTGCGTTCTAAAACAGAAACATTATTACCCACGAAAAACCTGCGGCTTATTGTTGTGCTTTCCGTATTCCAGTAAAATACTAAATCTTCGTCGACCCCATACTCAACATCACCCTGCAAATCGGCTAATGTCCGAAGAGCGTCGTCAACTGTACCAAAAAACTCAAGGCTGTCCGCGGTAAAATCACCCGCAGTCAAAGCACCCGCGATTGTAATAGGTGTCTTGGGTACAATAAAAGTATCCGCGATATCATCAGCCATAAAGGCTACCGTCTTACTTGTATAAGAACGGGTATCTCCTGATGTATGCACAATTACTTTTTTTAGTAAATCAAAATACCCACGAACATCTAAAACTATTTCTTGGTCAATCTTAAGTTTAGGAATTATATTAGCGATAAATCCACGATAGACTAACTTAGATGTTGCCCCTGATTTGACCCTTATTTGAATATCATCCTGCGCGTCAAAAATTATATCCCTATACGCTTTATTTATTGTAAGTGAACACCGTCCACATCCGCCTATCCTATTCCATTCCCATGATACTTTACTGATAAATGGAGTAAGGTATTGTTTGAGTGTTCCATTTTTATCCCTTAACTGAATACTATAATCCGATACAGTAGCCATAGTTTAATACCACGCGTCCCGCCAAAGCAATGAAACTGATGTGCTTGCTGTCCCCGTAAATTCTACGGTATTCGCTCCAGCGTCTAAATCAATAAAATCACCTTCAAAATTATCGTGGTCATCCGCTGCATTATTTAAAACTTCGAAATCATCCGTATCGTAACGATTATCAATTTCTAAAGTATTAGTTGCCGCGACTGTCCCGCGATATTGGAATGTCTGGCCTTTCGTAGTATTCTCAAATTGGCAAGCGTCCGCCATTTGTGCTGTGGGAGTTATACTCACCTTGACTCTCGTCGGAGCGTTGCCGTTATTTGTAACCTGATATCCCACGCCACTTGAGGGTGATGTAACGCTTGAACCAGGGTTTTCCGAGAGCCAGAATGGATAATGCGCGATAAATTGAGCGCTCCACGTTGCCCGCCTGCTCATGTGATCGTAAGCATAAGCGAAGTCTTTCAGTTGGCAATAAATATAGCGCTCGTTATCTTTTGTGAGTTTTTGTAACCCATTCATCAGGCCGGAATGCAGTGTGTCTAAGTTAACGCGTAAATTATCATAAGAAGTGCCTGCTATATCGCCTTCTATTGTTATTGTTTTGGCCCCCAACTTCGCGGTCTCGGCTATTGCGCCATTAGTAACCGGTATATTATATGCCTGCACCGGCTTGGATGATTTCTCGGATATCCGGCTTATAGTAATATTATTGGTAGAATCTAAAGCTAAAGAACCGAAAGTTAACGATATTGTCGCGCTCATATTCTTTCCGCCTCTCTCGCCAGGCGCAGAGATATTTCTTCAGTAAGTTTATCTATATCCTCGTCGGAACGAACAGTGGGATTGTTGATTTCTATATGGATAGATGTCTGCCTGCCCATATTCCTGAGTTGTTGATTGGGCACGATAAATTCAGGTCCGCGTTCACCGACCAATACTCTTTCTGGCCCATTTAACCCTACAAAACCGCCATTAGCAAAACCACCCCCTGCCCCACCGCCTCTTGTTGCCCCACCGCCAAACCCCGCAAAAGCCGCATTTGCTACAGCAGCCGTTGCGACTCCTGTGGATATGCCTGCCGCTGAAGCTGCCGTAAATCCCGCGGCTCCGGCTACGTCTGCTCCGCCCATAGTTGCTATTGAGGCAAATATGGCGGCAGGTAGCCACGCCGCGGCAATCGCTCCTGCTTGCGCTATGGTAGAAGCCATGATAATTTTGCTCAAGGCAGCGGCGATGAGCATTTGTATCCCGTACTGGATAACAAACTCAACTATAGCCGTTATCATCGCTTGGCCGAACTCCTTCCATGCATCGCTGGCCCGCTTAGTCCCCATGATAATCCCCGTTAAGGCTGTTGTCATTCCTGTAGATATTTTTTGTATTACAAGATTAGTAAAATCCATCATTGCCGAATACGCGGTATGGTGAAAACTTTGTAATGTTTTTAATAATCCCATTCTCGCCTGGACATCTGCTTGATAATTCGTCAATGATTGGCTACGCATAAGATTTTCTTGCATTGCTAATTGTTGAGTTAATGCCATCTGTGTCTGCATGTTTTGGAAATTAGCCATATTATTAGAGGACAAAATGTCATAATATTGTTGAGCAGATATCGCGCCGGTGAGATAAGACAGGTTAAGTTGATTCATCGCGTCACTCATCTCTTGAGTCTTAATCTTCATTAAATCAACTCTCGTCACGACTTCCTTCATTTCTTCTGTTTTAATGAGGAAATCTTCCGTAGCCAGATTGGCTACTTCCATTGCTTGTTTATATGCTTCTACTGGGCCATTTGCTAAATTGGTGAAAAATTCCGCGGTGAAAGAAAATGCCTTTATAAAACCGGCAATAGTAAGGCTTATTACTGTATTAAGTGATTTTATCGCGCTGGTAATTCCTCCCAATGCTTGGGTTAATGAGCTGCCTAATGTTACAACTAATTGTTTTCCCGCTATTGTAAATTCATCAAAAGATTCCTTGGCCTCTAAATTATACTTAGCCGCTTCCCTTACGGATGTAATAATAGCCCCAAGTGCAGCTACAGCAATAAAAGAAGCCTGCCTGATTTCTCTCAATCCGGAACTCGCTTCTTTGAATTGTTCTTTTATGGATCCTGTCGCCTTCTCGGTTTCTTTCGTAACCGCCTTTGTTTCTTTCTTAACTTCACCAGTTACCTTTTTCAACTCCGCGGAAGCGTTATCTATCAAACTCAAAACTATTTGTAATTCGTTTTCAGAAGCCATTTAGTCCTCTTGTAATGCCTGTTTTATGGCATTGGTTATGATAACTCTAATGCCAAAAGCTATGCCAAACGATAAAATGCAAATAAGATAATACCATAAATTATCACCGGCATTTTTTCGTGTTTTCATATTTATTTTCTCATTTGTTTTAAATTCTCGGCTTCTACTTTTCTAACTTCCCTGTCTATTATTTGCATAGCCATTACATATCTGTTTGAGTTTCTTATATAGCCTATCTGATAAGGCAATATGCCTTTCTGTAAAAAGTTGTAGGCAATCAGAAAAGAGTTTGTTTCTGGAGTTATCAATTTCGCTGGGCATCTTGGCCATGTCCATTCCCCCGTTTTCCATCGCTCTGGTATAGGGCTGTCTTCCTCACAGCCATTAAAAACCTTTTGTCCGTCTGAGCATTTCTCACAGCGCAAATCCCAAAAAGGAATCCAGACGGCTGCTATGAGTTTTTTACTTCTTCCTCATTTAGTTTAGACATCTTTAATATCTCTGTGCCTAATTCTGTCTTAACCTGCGGAGGGATAATTTTCATAATGCTATCTGATACAACTTTATAATTATAAGGGCCGACTGCGCGGGAAATGGTATCAAACTTAATTATATTCCCATTCCCATCTTTGAAGTTTTCAAATCCTTTAAGCCCGAAACGAACGGCATCTGACATAAGCCGGAGAGGATTTTTATCTTCTCCAAGCAAATCAAATATCTCCGAGTCCAATGCGCCGAGTTTCCATGTCGTCTTCGGCTCGTCCTTGTCATATTGACTGATAAAATCTCTTGTTTCGCCTAAGCTGATTCCTTTGATACCCATAGCCTTCCCCCTTTTCTCCGTTAGGTTAACGTTATTGTCATCTCATCATTACCTGCAGCTGCCGATCTTGCCATTTGGAATTCAATGTCGAACGTCCTCAAGCCATCCCTATCCCCATATTTAGGCGCGGATAATATACAGGCAGGCGCGGTTATGGTTACGATATTTCCTGCCGTCGCTCCAAGCACCATTGATAACGCTTTAGATGTCCCTGAATGAAAATAGCTCCAAAAATCAGCATTGCTTGTTGCTCTCAAAATCGCTTCGCAAGTCATAATGCCCGATGGTCTGCGATTACCGATAATAAAAGCTAAAATCCCTTCGGTAGCGTTCATGCTTGTGCGCTCAACTACGGAATTTCCGAATTTCAACAGCAACTTCTCAATTATAGCTGAGTATGATCCGAATGTCGTTGTCGTGCCTTTTACAATCACTGGCACAGTCGAATCATATGTCATCGCTTCAATCACCGAGTCCGTGGCCAGAGCATACACACCTGAGAGAGTGAAGTTAAGCAAGGGGACATCTCCGGATGTTAAATCAATCTCACAATCGCCGGCGCACCCTGCTACTTTATGTAATATCCCATCAATGTTTACCCATATAGTGCAGGTTTCATTTGTGGCTGCGGGAGTATAGATAGCATTAGTTCCAGCATTTAAGGTTTCTAACCTATCACACGCCCGCAATAACGGTGCCCATCGCGCGGCAGTGCCGGCAGTGCCCGAACCTTTAAGCTCAACGCTGAATTTTAAATCTACCGCAGATTTCCCTCTGATATCAGCATAAGCGGAACGGTCTGCATTACCGGCTGAACGTTCTTTCATGTCAGCTTTAGGTGTTATCTCAACATTATAAGCGATTACCGCATTAGCCGCCGCGGTAGGCGTTGAGTCTGTCCCTGATGTTGTCTCTATCTTTGCGTAGAGTGTGGTCTTTTTAGAATAAAGTGCCATTATAAACCTCCTTTGTGTTCTAAATCTGTTTTAGTATGTTTTTTCTTATTGCAGGATAAATGGGCTATCGCTAAATTAAAATATTCATTAGTTCCTCCTCGCGATATAGGTATTTTATGGTCTATACTATCAAGACCAAAATCAATTGGTTTCTCACAAAGATAATTCGTATAATATTTTCTATACCATCGCCTTCGATATTCAGGAGTTAAAATAGTGTTTCCAAATTTACAAGCCCACTTATTCCCCATCCTAATTAAACTCAACTTCTTCTTATGTTCTTCTGAAAGATGCTTACCCATCATTCCTTTATGATTATCTCTCATCTTTTGTTTCCATTCTTCTGTAAATATTCGCCCCTTCATTGCTTTACTCATATTCCTGCGGTATTCT